GTTGTCAGGTAAGGCTGAAAGAGCTACTGCAGAAACATTAGCAAGCTGTTCCTTACGTGGGATCAGTGCAAAATGTTCAAGGTTAGACCGCGAAGCAATGAGGTAAGAAACGGCACGAAGGTCAACCGTAGAAGGCTGACCGACCATTCCCAGACCACCGTAGACCTCTGGTATATACCAGGGCACGCACTTAGAAAGTTTGTTAAGGAGTTCATTATGCTCTTTGATAAAGAGTTTATGGACCCGATCCCATAACCAATAAGGTGCAGTGTTGTAAAGATCGCGATGTCTGGCCCCGATATTACTAAGGGAGTCGAATAGGTCATACGTACCCAACTTACCTCCAGATCGCTTCAAACCCTTGATGAGACCCATATTGACATAAGGGACAAGCCGGAACAAACCTGTTTTAGCGTGGAAGCTAAAATAGGTAGAGTTCATATTGAGAAGATGTCTATTATATAGAATCTTACCAATAGAGGGGTACAAACCCGCCACAGGGGCAATATTGTACCAACACTCACGGCCTTTGTCATTTGTCAAAAGGACTGCATCATCTCCATTGATAAGACACTTAATCTCGGAAAGATGGAATCGTCTATTAGAACCAACCTCCGCAACAACGCGCATAACAGCTGCGTTGACAATACAGAGGATAGGGAAAGAGACGATACTGCCCATCAATTGTCCAGAACGCTGAGGGGATGCAGAAGCACCCTTCTCGCGAACGAGATTGTGTCGAGTCATGGCAGAGAGAAACAATGTTCTCAAAGGGGCGACTGGTTCACAGCCAAAAATGTCACAAATAGTGTTAACAGCAACTTCCGAGAGAGAAGGGTCGATCATATCTGTAGCTGCGGAATAATCCACAGACAGAACGGTTTGACACTTTTGCTCATAACGGGAAGGTTGTGTAAATACGCTATTAATAACATCTGCAGTGATCGTTTCACCGATAAGACGAAAGATTGGAAGAGTTCTGAGATGACTATGGATCTTCTTTTGCATAGACTTCAAAACGAAGTATGTCAAAGGAGGGCCCTTAGTAATCACGCGTACCTTCAATGGCTCAGCCAATGGTACCGGAGCGGCTAAAGGATTCTCATGCATAGCAGCATAGAAAACTTTAAAATACAACTCATCAAATACTCGTTTCAATCTATCGAAATCTTCCATCTCCAATAAGACAGTCTCTGACGAGTCTTCGGAACCGACCTCCAGTAGTCTCAAGACTACCGGGCGACGCATAACCTCTCGAAGGAAATCAACATCGTCGGACTTAACCCAATCTTGAATGATACCTTGCTCAACGAACATGCCCAGCGTACCAAGATCACTACAAGTGAAATTGTAATTCGCGTTCATGGACGGAGTGTAAACAGTATCAGTCAAAAGACTCGGGGAAAAGTCGCGGAAGATTTCTCGAACAGTACGTTCAACCTGCGACTCAAGATACTTGAGATCGACTAATGGATGTATCTGTTTAGAAGTTTGGTGCTCACCGGGCAAGAAAAGCACGGCGGCGGTTCCACGAAGAGGGAGAGAAGTCAAAATGGAATAAGTTTGGGAAGCGGCATCGGCGAGATCACTAGGACTCGCACGAGGGAAGCCTTTCTTAGCTTGAGCAATGCTCGCTACGAAAGACTGCCAAGTGAGTGGATCTACACAGTGCGAACGTAAATGTAAAACAAAACGTTTAGCACGCCTACCGAGGAAAAATGGGTTATTAACCGACTCATCATCAGGTAGCAGTATGGGGGGAGACTCTTTCGAGTCAAACGCCCAGGCCGAAAATGTAGCCAACTTCCACTTCATTAACTTAATCCAATGGAGATTCTTCTGTACACAAATTCGTGTATAATATTTCACATCGGCGTCGACGGAATAACCTTTTCCGTCGAAGCCATATAATTTCAGTATTTCTAACAAAACGTGACAGCATTCAGTAAGCTTCTCAGATATTACTCGAGAATGCTTCGATAGTTCACTCACTTCAGACATGGATTTCTCCATGAATCGTAGACCTTTAACGTGACCTCTCTTACGAGGAGGTAGACTACGTGTG